GACTCTACTCCGAATGTCCCCATTATACCCTGAGCGGCACTAAAACCTGCAGTCACTCCGTTTAATGCACCTCCAAGTTTCTGACCTAAGGTGGTAGCAGCAGCGTCAACTGCCATATCCGTCTTGATCTGAACTTTGCGATAGTCACCAACGGTCTTTAATAAGTCCTTGTATTCTTGGCTCGTGGTTTGACCTGCAGCGGCTAATTCATACAACCTATCTTCAGCTTCACCCATACGAGTAGTAAGAGGTTGTAATTCCTCTCCGTATCTTTCAGCAAAAGTAGCAGCAGTATCAAATTCCTTTGCAACTTCCTTGGTTGCATTGGAAAGACTATCCATTGATTTCGTAGCTGCCGCAGTATCTACGTTTATCTTAATATTTTTAACCTCTGCCATTTCGTCTATTTATAGTTTCTCGTTTTCCTTGTTTTAGTATTTTTCTTATAGACGTGTGTAATTTGTATTTTCCTTTTGCTATGTCAATTAATTCAGACTCTCCGTAGAAATCGTCTAATTGTAGCATCGCTATTATGTTCTTTATCATTGGACTACTATATAAATTGTTTCGTTTGTTCTTATTCCCGTTGTACTTGTATAAGCTACATCAATACTAAATACATCGCCCGAACTTGCAGCAGGTGTAGTAGCAGTTATGTTTGAGCTTGAAGTCAAAGTATAAGCACTCAATACAAGGTCTGAGCTTGATGGTGTAAGCACTGCACTTCCTCCTCCGTTTGGTAAGTTGATCGCAGTCACTACTGAACCACCTGAAACCGGAACATTGTAGAAAGGTATTTTGTTAATCATTGGCCTAAAGTCTAAGTAAAGCGAGAAGTCAACATCGCCAGTAGTTAGATTAGTTTTCATATCGTTAATGATGTAACGCTTGTCTCTAATCATAAGCCTATCGTTTAGCTTTAGACCTGTTAAAATTTCTAAAGGCAGTATCGTCTTAACGTTAATTAGCCTTTGCTTGAGATTGTAAAGGTTGAAAAGATAAGAGAAGTAATACTGAGCGAATAACGTTTGCTCAATAGGTATATCTATTAGTGTTGATGTATCAGGTGCAAAATTTAAAGTGATGTTCGAGTTATTGTAGTACAAATCTTGCCCGAAAGGAATATAGTTTGTTATTGTCGAATGACCACCGCCATCGTTTGCAAATTTAAAGTCAGTAGGTTGCAAATCGTAAGTGTATAACAAAACTGGCTTAGGAATGTATGGAGAAAATTCTGAGTTTAACGAGTACCCAAGTTGTAAATTTTGAGTGCCATTGTATTTGGATTGTAAAAGATTCTCAAAAGGTAGATCAATCGTATACTCTCCACCATCGTAATTGTACTGATAAGTTGTATCTCCGTAGTTTCGATTGTATGTTTGACTAAAGAATTTATTTAATAAACACTCGCTATCTGCATACTTAAACGTAATCTTTTTGTAAAGTGGCATACGAGCAACATCAATAGAAGTTATATCCGTGTTTTCAGTGATGTCAATGATAGCACCCTGACCATACCAATCATCCAAAGGAGCAACATCATAAACATTAACGTCAGAACTAACACAAACCATATTAAAGGTCTTTAGGATTCCTGAAAAGAAATCTGCAACTTTCATTTTTGGAGCATTAGCCGATAAATTAATATTATCATTAAAAACAATATTAGTGCAAGTGATATCTACATAATCTACTATTGACGTTAACTGACCACTTAAACTGGTTAAATAGCTTACTTCGTACCTTACATTAAATGAAATTGTGTTAGGAGCGTTGCTTCGCAACTTAAACGAGTAAGTAGAATCTAAACTTGCAGTGTTAAAAGCGAAAGCAAGTTGATAAGATGCAACTCCTGAACCTTGTATTGAGTTAAATAAGTTTCCGTTTTGATATACGTCAATAAAATAATCGTCAGGGTTAAGTGCAGAGGTAACATTTAAAAAAATTTTATGCGTAAATAAATTAGCAGTAAAAACAATCTGAATTTTATTGCTTGTTAAATCTACTTGGTTTGTTAAATCGTAGTTTGTAAACGTAGGAACAACGGCAGTCATATCTACATCGTATGGCTGTGATGTTGCAGACGGAATTTCCGTTGATTTATACCACAAAAATAAGTCCGTAAATCTCTTATCGTTTAAAAACGTTCCGTTAAAAGTTACTCCGTATTTAGCCTCAATCAAATCAAAGATTTTTGCTACTCTTACGGCTGGGAATAATTCGTTTTTATTTATAGCTCCTGATGTAGTGTGAATGTCGTTGTTTGTTAGTGTTGAAGTTAGCCAATTCGGAGTAGGTACATCAACACTTGCAGATTGATACTGCCAAATTCTATTCGATGTAATTAACGGCCACTTGACATCATCCATAATAGTACCATTAATCCTGTTTCGTATTTGAGTGCTACTAAAATCGTGAGCCAATGTTGTGTAGTCTAAGTCAGAAAGCAAGTCCTCGCCAAAGTAATCTTTCAGCGTTCTACCGTCTCCGTAAAATGTAACGGTGTAGCTTTCCGGTCTTCCGTTTTTGATATTAGCCTTTTCAATTTGCAACTTTCCTCTACGGAAAAACGTGAGATCAATCTCAATAAATGAATCTAATCTCAGATTGTAATCGATTAAAGCATTTACATCTGATTGGTAGAAGTGCTGAAGTATTCCGTTGTTATGGTCATTAGCAGGAATCGTAAAGCTCTGAGAGAAGTCCGTAAACGTCTTAGATATATCTTGTACGTTTTGTACGGTGCTTGTTACGTTGATTTGTTCGTCATTGAATAGCTCTAATCTTTCCGGTACTGCTAAGTTTCCATATAGACCTCCTAAAGACTCTAAATAATCAATCATACATTGAGCACTCTCGCAAGTACCTCCGTTGTTTGCTACTGACGTAAAGAAACTATTTACTACTCCAGTGGTTATGTTTTGGTAGCTCGTAGTGCTTACGTATAAATGTACTTTTCTATCCATTAGATCACTGAGTTAATTACATCGTAAGCGTATTCAAATTCAAGTTGGTAGTTGATCAAAGGAGTATTAATAGACTTGATTAGTTCCATAGATTTCGTGTTTAGTTTGGCAGCAGTCTCGTTGACTAAGATTTTCTCGCTGAGCATTATCTGCTTGATAGTCTCCTTGAAGCTCTCGCTAACCCAATCAGAGTTCACTCGGATAGATTGCTTTCCGTTTGCGTTGAATACTTGTCTTTGTCCCTCAGTTTGTAGGTAGTTAGGGTATTGAGATTGTAGTATGTTATACTCCGTGTTTTCAACGTTTAATGTATCGTATGACGCAGCAAAGAACCACTCACGTTGCCAAGCTCCAAACTTGTTAACAAAGTCAATTTGAACAGGTGTGTATCGGCACTCTTCTTTAGGATAAAAATAAGAAGTCCACAATACGCCATTAGCTGAATCTAAAAGCTCTAATTTGTTTCCTACTGACTCCCAACCTGAATACACTCGGTTGATGTCTCTAATCGTGTTTAAAGATAAGTTGATTAGCTGAGTTGCTGAGGTGCTTAGATTTGTCCAACGAGCTTTTGCTACCGTACCGGTGATTGCAGTAACCCAACCAACATTATTAATAGGATTGTAGTAGTAATTGCTTTGGCCTAAAAGCACATCAGTAAATGTAGGATTGTATCCCTCCGTGTAGTAGCCAAAACCCTCTAAACCATATCCTGTAATATCTGAACCTACTTGAGTGAATGTGTTAGTAACTCGCTTGAATTTACGGATTGTGAATTTGCAATACTGAGCAGTTGGTGTAGCTGCTTGAGTAGTCATTTGCGTTTGTAAACTTTTATGACTGATGAACTCACGAACATAAGGACTGACATCATAGTAAGTAGCAGGTGCGTTTGAAGCAGGGATGAGCTTACTTAAAATGTACTGAGGAGCACTTGGTATTGAACCAGTATTCCAAAGGTAAATCTCAATTTTAGTTTCTACTTGTCCTGTTTCGTTTATTTCTATGATGTAAGGACTTCTTGCAAATATATTAGGCATTTTGTTTTAGTATTTGATCTATTTGTTCGTTAAATAATTCTATCGCATCCAATCCGTATTTTTCTACCAAGTCTTCAGGAAGTCTCTTGTAAGCATCTTCAAATGGCTTTGTAAAAAATAAACTCGGTTTGATTCCGTTTCTAAATACACTTCGAGCTATCAAAAACGCAAGTGACTTTC